TTCCCATTGCCATAGCTAGTTTTAATAATCTGTCTTCAGCCCATTCTTCACCCATTAACTGTTGGTGATCTCCTATATCTCCTACTAATGCAAGTATTTGGTTGTATGGTTCAAAGGCATCATAGTTAACCCAGACATCACCAAGTTTTATAGTTCTTGGTTTCCATCCCATGTCTAACCATGCTTGTCTTTGTTTTCTATCTGTTGGTCCATTACCATGTAAATTACCACTAAGATATGCCATAGATGCCATACTTATAGCAGCAGAACCTATTGCTAGTCTACCATTTTGTATAGCTTTAGCATTCATCAAGTCTTGTGGAGTTCTAATACCATACTGTAATAAATCAGAAAGATCATCTCCAACTTTTGCTTTAGCTATATCGTTAAATTCTTTAACAAAGAAGTTAAAACCGGGAGTATGTTTAGCAGTCAATGCTAATCCATTAACACCAGTTCTAGCAAATAGGAAGAAAGGTCTAGCCCATGGTGCTTCGTCAAATGCTTTAGCTAAGCTTTTACTAAAACCAGTTAGGTCTTGAGTAAGTGTAGCTTCTCTTCTACTGAAATCAGCCATCTCGTCAGCTAAACTACCATCAGGTTTAAAGATCTGTTGATTAAATAAATCTTCTTGATTCTTAAAAAATGTTTGATCTAGGTTACTGAAGTTACCATCAGGTAATCTTTCAGCAGCAGCTAAAAATGCTTTTTCTCTAGCTCTAGCTCTACCTATCATTAGTGCAAAGGTATCGTCAGTAGCTGCCATAATCTTAGTAGAATATGTAAGAAGACTACTATCATTCAACCCTCTAACCATGTTAGCTGTACGATATAATATCTTATCTATTGTATTACCTCTAGTTTCTGCCCAATGTCCATACATTTGCCATTGGTCGTCTAGTTTATTTCTTTCTACAAATCTAGTTTTCATTGTAGATAAATCACCAGCCCAATAACTATTTAATCTTTTTTTAAAATATTGGAAAGATTCTGGAACCATCTCACGCATAGCATTGAGAGAAGCTAATGCAGCTCTAGTTATAGTTGCATCTCCTTTCATTACACCTCCCATAGCCATAGCCATAGGTCTAGTAAATGCTGCGGTAGATGTACCCATGATTGCGCGAACTGATGTTTTAGGTCCTGATAGAACACTATGAGTAAACATAGTACCCATCTCTCTCAAGAATGCACCAGTCTTTTTCTTATCGCCAGCAAATGTACCACCTCTCATTTTCTTACGCATAAATACGTCAAGATCATCTAGTGTGTGTACACCGTCAGCCATAGATATACCTTCAAATATTGTTTTAAATACTTCGTCACCGTCTTGTTCGGTAGTCATTTGTAGAGCTACACGGAACGCATCTATACTTTCTTGTACTTGTTTGTCAATCTGTTCTGCAAACTCTTTTCCTGATTTTCTTAATCGTGAATCACCTATCTCTGCAAGTTGTTGAGATGCTTCTGCACTAGATATTTTTCTAAGTCTTAAACCAGCTATTAGTTTCTCAACCATTTGCTGAGCTGGACCGTCGATATCTTTTATGTCGGCTATATCGGCTAGTTCTCTAGCAGTAATACCAGCATCTCGTATGTCATTAAACAGAGATGTGTTTACCATATCTAAGGCTTTGATGTACATAGGTTGCATGTACTCACCAACTTTCTTACCAGACTTGTCGTATATAGGTCTTTGTTTTTTAGTAAACTTTTTAAAGAATTGTTCAGTAGTTACATCACTTGTATTTCTACCTTCGTAAACTGCCCTAAACATATCAAGGTCTTCACCAATACTATCTTGTAATGTTTTACCTTGACTTCTAGCAGTAGCTTCTAGTTCTTTAATAAATCCTTGACTTCTAAAATTACCTAAAACTTCTTTTATTACTTTTTCAGTTTCACCTGTGCCTTTAACCATTCTATCAACTTGAGTGTTAGAAAGCATAGAGTCTACACTACCTTCTTCTGCACCCCATTCTTTTTTCATGCGCTTCATAGACTTGTTAACATCTGAAGCGGTGCTGTTAGAAGTTGTAGCTCCTTGCCAAGGATCGGCAATAGGTTCATTTTTTGGTGCTCTAAACCCAGCATCTTTTGCTTGAGCTTTAGCTTGTTCTCTTTTTTGTACTTCTATACTTTCTTTTCTTGAACCAGTAAATTCTTCAAACTTAGCTCTAATTGCAGCGACATCTTCTCCTGCTGCTGCTTTTAATTCACCTCTAGCATCATATACTCTTTTAGCTGCATCAGTAACAGGTTTTAAATCTTCTTTTAATGCACTGCCTAGTGCTGCTCTTTCATCATATACTCTTTTACCAGCATCTAATACTTGACTAGCACCTTCTCTACCTTGTCTAGCTAGTAATTGAGCTAGTGGTGTAATTTTAAATATAGTTGCATCAAACACAGCACCTATACCCATACCTTCTACAATATGTCTAAGTTTATTTAATGCAGGATGGTCTGTATCTTTGGTAGTAAGAGGTGTATCTATCCAACCATAGTGTTTTGTAAGAGTACCAAGTAAATTATCTTGTGATTCATTTTTAGATACAAGGTCATACTGTAAACCAAGCAAAGCACCTTTTCTAAGTTCTTTAGCTAGAGTAGTTGTTTGTTTTATTTTTTGAGCTTGAGAAAATTTTGACGCAGCAGTAACAGCTTTAGTTCCAACTGATAAACCTTGTACAGCTTTACCAATACCACCTGTTACAGCAATAGTACCAACAACATCTGTAGCACCTCTGACTAGACCACCCCACCATGTTTTAGTTTCAATAGGGTCACCGTCGCCATACATAAACTGATCCCACTCTGTCTGATATCCTTCGTCAGTTTTAGACTCTTCCTCCATCTCGCCATTGAAAAAATCAATAACTCTTTCTGGAGCAGTGATGATGTTAGAAGCTATATCTCTAGCACCAGCTCCTAAACCTATTGCTGTATCAGCAGCATAGTCACCAAAAGTAGGTCCTTCTTTTTTAGCTTCTTCAGGTACAACCTCTTCAGGAACTTCCTGTTCTGGTTCTACTATACCATTTTCTATATCAGCAGCCTGTATGTTTTGTACTGCCTTTTGTGTGTCCTCTTCGGACAAACCCGTACCAGAAATTCCTATTTCTAGCGTAGGGTCAAATTCTTCATTCATAGTTACCACGGTAATTATAGCCTATGGAAAGGCTAGTAATCCGCAGTTACTGGTCCTTTCTCATCAAGCCTTTTTTGTTATAAATAGAAGTTTTTACGTTCTGTTCACCCTGTCCTTCGTCTTCGAGTCTAGCTCTTGTTATACGAGAACGTGTAGGGTATTTGTAAATAAGATTTAATATTTTATCGTTTTTAGTATTTTCTTTAGGTGTGTCTGTTACCTCTTCTCCATAAAATTGAAGCTGTGAATTAGCTAAGTCAATAGGATTAACTCCCATCCTCATAGCTAGGTCACGATAATAGTCTGGAATATCTCTAGACTGTTTTAATGGAGTTTTACTCCACAGTATTAACTCTCTCTGTGTGTTTCTATCAGTGTTAATTTTTTGTTTTCTCCACTGACCATTAGCAGATTGAGTCATACCTTTTTGTATGCTTTTACTGTATGTATTATCTGATGGGTCAAGATCAGGATTCATCAAAGAATTAACTGTTCTTTCACTTTTTAATACTTCTTCTACAGCAGATTGACCAGCTCTCATACCATCTTCAGGTCTACCTACAATCTGACCATCACGTACAGTAGCTTGTTTGTAAGCTCTATTAAATACTTCTTCTAGACCAGCATATAAATTTAGCCATTCTACTGAAGCAGTTTCTGTACTTCCAAACGTATCCCCTGTACCTTCATCAGTGTATGCCTTTAGATATTTAGCTGCTGTGTCATGTAAATCTGTTCCCGGCACGAGTGCACCTGAAGTAAGTATCTTATCTTTGTATTTGTTAAATACCTCAGTACTTACATTTTCCATTTCAAAATCATACACACCACCTTGGTAGCGTATAGATTGTGCAATCATATCCTCTGCAACATCGTCAGGTAAGTGACCTTTTAAAGCATCTGATAATTCTATTGGTACATATCCGTCATACTTATCTTTAAAAACCGCATACATTTGTGCTTTTTGTTCGTTAGTAGGAGATTGTAAAGATTTTATAACTTGTAAGTCAGCAGCTATATTATTTTCTTTTGCTTCTTCTCTAGCAGCAGTACCTTGTTTTGCAGCATCAGCTAATTCACTAGGTAAACCACTCCACTCTTTCCAAGAACCCATAGTCTTAGTAGAACCATCACGAGCTGTTATTTCGTGATTAACTATAGACATAGCTTCTGGATAAGTTATTACATTCTGACTAACTAAACTAACTAAGTTTTCTTTAAATGCTCTTCTACCAGCACCTATAGTAGTTCTGTTTCTAGCTGCATATCTAGCAGCCCAGTCATGTGCAAGTTGATGTCCGTCTTCTGGATTAGCAGTAACAAAACCCATCTGTATCATTCTACTGTCAGAAGCTGCTACTTCTGTCTGGTAGTTTTCTTCTCTAGCTACAGCTTGTTTTTTCCTACGCATCTCGTCAAACTTATCTATTTCTGGTTTGACAACAGTAGCTACAAGAGCTTCGTTTAATCCTGCAAATTGTTTTGCATACTCAAATTTAATTTTTGTATCTAAAGCTGCTTGTTCAGCAGGAGATAAGTTATCCATGTGTCCGACAGACACACTTACACCGTCTCTAATAACATCTATCTTAGTTGTTTCGTAAGCTTGATAAACATACTGGTCGTAGTCTTTTGCTTTTTGTAAAGCATATTGTTCTGCAACCATATACTTTTCCCAACCAGCCATCTTACGAAATTCATTAGCGGTGATACTGTCACCGGTTTCTTGTTCGTATTTAGATGCAAATTCTTGAGTAGCAATTTCATCATCAAATAACTGTGATCGCTCACCCCTAAATCTTGCTTCTAGTTCTGGACTTACACCTCTAGTAAGTATGTCTAATTTTATTTGTGCTTCTCTGTCTGCTCTAAATTTTTCTTGTCTTTCTTTTAATATGGTGCCAAATGTGTTTGAAAGGTCAGCTATTTGACTCCATGTTTTTTCAGTATTTCTTATTCTATCTTGAGCGTTTTGTTCTAACTCTCGTAGGTATCTTTCTTCTGACGCTTGTATAGCGTTGTCAGATTTTTCTTGTTCTGGAATAACGTCAAGTATTTGTTGAGGTGTTACTTGCTGTCCAGTTATGTTGTAATCAGGTATTATGCTCATTGTTATTACCTATATAATTGGAAACCATAAGAAGGGTTACTAGGCATCCCAACATACAAATCAGTAGCTCGACTGCCTATACCAAAACTTCCTGCTGGTACAGTGTTACCGTAATCAATAGTTGATGGAGGAGTAATCATAGGTATATTAGGTGTGTCAGGTGTTCTTAATGCTTGCTTAGCTGATGCACCTTCCATACCAGCACCTACCGCTTGAGCCATACCTAACATAAGTGTTAGACCTACGTTCTGCATTACAGGTTTTGGAGGTGCAAAGTCTGGTATTGGTTGGATAGCTACTTTTCCAAAGGCTTGATTTAGGTTTCCTTTTAACTGTCTATTAATATTTCCATAAGTTTCTCTAGCATCATAGCCAGCTTGTGTCAAACCTCTAGATCTCATTGCTTGAGATAAACCAAAGGTAGCATTGTTCTGAACTAATTGTCTAGCTACACTTCTACCTCTAACTCCACGCTCGGCTGCTGATACTTCAATCGCTCCTTCGTTGGCTAACATCTTTTTAAAATCTTCTTGATTCTGTAAGATAGCTAGAGATCTTGCATTATATAATTGTCTTTGTACTCTTGAGTAAGCTCGTTGAGCTGCAATGTTTGCTTGGTCAACTTCTTGTTCAAATTGTACTTTTTTGGATGCGTAAGTAGTTCTTGTTTGCATCCATTTACGTTCTCGGACTTTTAGCTTATGCTCGTAAATCCTACGCTTTTCTTTGTTCGCTTGGGACGCTGCTGCTGCGTTGCCTATGGCACCGACTGCTGGTCCTATTGCTGCTGGATCGCACACGGCAAAATTCTATAAAGGATAAATTGTTTGGTCCGTAGGGAAATCTTCTAAGAAATTTAAAACCTAAAAACCTAAGTAACTTAAGATGGATTTTGTTTCTTTCGTCAACAAAATTCCACAGTAACTTTTCTTGTCTTGAGTTCACATACCTTTTTGCTTCTCTAGCAAATGTATGAGGAAACTTTAAAATAGCTGGGGTACATAGCATCCAGATTTGTCCATTTCCATGGACTCCTGCAATGCCACATATCTCATCATCTGGGTTAGTAAAATAGACTGACTCAGAGTTATGTACTCCGACAACCAGAGCATTTAAAGGGTCATGTCCATGACCTTCTTTTACTTCCCGATAATCGTCGGGTAGCAAGTTAGAAGCTA